ACCTGCGTAGCTACATCACGCAACTGGCACCGCTGTTCTTGTGCAACTTCGTGATCAAGAACGGGCGCTTTGCCCTAGTGCCAGCAATACCAACCCGCAGTGACGGCGAGATCGACGACGGCCCTGTGGCGATCCAGCAGATCTTCACAGACGGAAACATTATCGACGGCAGCTTTGAGCTGAGCTACCTGGAGCAGGGCGACCGGCAGGACTTCCGCGCCGTCACCCACTACCGCGACACCCCAGTCAACGGTCTGGTGCAGGAGCAGACGATCGTCGTCAAGTGGAAGGACGAGGGCGTCGCGCCACCGCCGCAGGAGGACATCGACATGTCGCCGTTCTGCACGCGGCGCGGGCACGCCTTCATCGCCGCCCGCTACCTGCTGAGCGTGCGCCGCCGCATCGACCACATCGTCAAGTTCCAGACCCTGGCGGACGGCCTGAGCCTGGGCCCCGGCGACTACATCCGCGTGGACACGCTCAGCTCCCCTTATGAGAGCGTTCGTAATGCGGTGGTGCGCAGCGATCTGACCCTGCTCTCCCCTTCGGAGGTGAAGGACGGCACCTACACCGCGCACATCTACCGCGAGGGCAGCCAGGCCGTCGCCACCGAGCAGGTCGTGATCCAAGGCAACCGGGTGAGCGACCCAACGCTGGCCAACGCCCTGCTGAACATCCCTTCGATCACCCGCCGCACCAACGTCTACATGGTGGACAAGCTGGATCTGACGGAGGAGGGCCTGGTGGACATCACCGCCAGCCACTTCCCGGTCTTCGCAGACGGGCGCAGCAAGATTGTGGATGACATCCTCCACGCCAACCGCTACACCAAGTTCGAGGTGATCGAATGAGCTTCCCAGCGCTGAGCCCCACCAGCCGCAGCTTCTCGCCTGGCAACTTCCCTGTGAAGTCGTTTCAGGCGCAGGACGGCAGCGAGACCCGTTACCTCTACGGCAACAGGCGGGTTGGCATGAGCCTGAAGCTCACCTACGCCAACATCCCCGACCAGCAGGCGCAGGGGTTCCTGGCGCACTACCACCAGATGTTTGGCACCTACCAGCAGTTCGAGTTCACGCCCAACACCGCCCACCACGCCAAGGACGGCTGGGCCGGCGATCCCAAGTGGATCGGCGCCTCGGAGTGGGGGTCGAAGTGGCGTTATGCCAGCGAACCTGATGTGACTTCCGTCTATCCCGGCATCTCTACAGTGACTGTGGAGCTTGTCGCGGCAACGGTCTGATGGCGTATTTCAGCGGCCAACAGGGCGAGCTGTGGATCGACGGGAAGAGAGCTGCGCGGGTGCAGGGCTGGGAGTTCTCCACCAGCATCGCCACGCTCGACACGACATCACTGGGCGACACCGATCGCACGGTGACACCGGGCATCCGCAGCACCACCGGCAACTGCACCCTCTTCTATTACGAGGAGAACACCGGCACCAAAGGCGACGCCAGCACACTGCTGAGCAAGGTGATCAAAGCCCGCATCGCAGGTCAAGACCCCGGCGTGGCTGGTGCTCCCGAGACGGTTGTTCTGAAACTGCGCGTGGCCGACGGCACCACTGCCGGGCGCTACCTCACCGGCGAAGCGGTGATCACCAGCGCGTCGATGGCGATGGCAGTCGGCAGCATCCTGTCGGCCTCGGTTGCCTTCGAGCTGAACGGCGCACCCACTGAGGTCAATCTCTGATGGGCGTCTACCTGGGCAGCGAGGGGTACATCGAGCTGCGGCGCAGCAGCCTGAACGCGCCGCTGGCTTCGGTGCTCGACGCGGCCGATGTGAATGTCGATCGCCGCCGCTTCTCGTTTGACTTCGACCCTTCGGCGCTGATCACCGGCGATCAGACCGAGATCCGCACCGAGGACGGCAGTGAGCTGGAGCTGGTGCTGGGCCACACCGGCCCCGACTGGCTGGGCTTCATCCACATTGATGATGTGGGTGGCGTCCGCCTCTACCGCAGCTTCAGCGAAGCGATCAACGGAGATCCCGCCCGCGCGCTTGAGCTGGCAGCCCCCACCACCAGCAAGCCGATCGAGGTCCGCACGCGCAGCCGGGCGTTCCAACCCCTGGCGCGCATCACCGACTACCAGTTCACCACCAGCCGCGAGGCGGTGGATCTCACCTCTCTGGGCGACCAGCACCGCCACCAATACGCCTCGGGCCTGATCAGCGGCCAAGGCAGCCTCAACTGCCTGTGGGAGTTCGAGCGCCGGCCCTGCGACAACGCCTGCAGCCCCAACGCCGAGCTGCCCCACTACTTCGCGCAGCTGGTTCTTCGCACGCAACTCGGCGCCAACTTCGAGGGGCGCTTCTACATCCACATCAACCGCACCGAATCGGTGTGGTGGGAGTGCCCGATCTGCATCGTCACCAATGTGGCGTTCAACTTCGAGCCCTCGCAGCCAATCCGCACCCGCGTGGAGTTCGTCACCAGCGGCCCGGTGGCCCTGAAGATGGGCACACCACCGGCGTTCCTGCTGCAGGAAGACGCCGACTTCCTGCTGCTGGAGAGCGGCGAGAAGCTGCTGCTAGAGGACGATTAGGCTGAGGTAGGCGTAGTTCCAGGCTGGCGTGGCTGATCTCCAGATTTCCGCCCTGCCACCGCTGGCAGGCACCTTGCTGCAGGGCACCGACCCGTTCCCTGTTGCGGATCTGAGTGCCAGCGAAACAAAGCGAATCTCCGCCGCCGATCTTGCTGCGGGTCTGGGCGCACTGTTCCCCGCTAACAGCATCCCCAGCACAGCGGTCAACCTCGTCATCACGCCGGGCTCGATCACCACAGCGCTGCTGGCGAACAAAGCGGTCAGCGCCGCCAAGCTCGACGACCAGAGCAGCGCTGTCGTTGCAGCGACAACGCCAGCCACCGGCGCCTTCATTGGCCAGCTGAGCTTCAACAGCACCGGCGACACGCTGCGGATCTGGGACGGCAGCGTCTGGCAAGCCCTGAAGGCTGCGGGCTCGATCAACACGCTGGCCTACGACAACACCGTCGGGCCGGTAGCCCTGGCTGGTGCGGCGTCTGGCGATAGCGTCACGCTCAGCGCTCGCCTGAACCCCACCAGCGCCGCTGCGCAATTCCTGGCGGGCCCCTCGGGGGCAGGTGGTGCGGCCACCTACCGCACGATCGGCGGCACCGACCTGCCCACGGCCAGCGCCACTGCCAAGGGCGCCATCGAGGTCTCGGGCAACGGTCTGCGCGTCACCGGCAGCCGCCTGGAGATCGACAACGACATCACCGCCAGCGCTGGTGTCTACGGCCTGGTCGATGTCAACGCCAAGGGCCTGGTGATCGGCTCCCGCCGGGTGCAGGCGACAGATTTGCCGATCGCCACCACAACGACGGTCGGTGCGGTGATGCCCGGCAGCGACCTGACCGTGACAGCGGCTGGCACGCTCGACCACGCCATCAAGATCGCGGGCGGCGGCATCTACACCAAGCTCACCGTCAACGCCACCGGCCACATCACCGCCGGGGCGCAGCTGACCGCCGGCGACATCCCCAACCTCGATGCCGCCAAGATCACCAGCGGCACGCTGCCCATCTCGCTGCTGGCCGATCACAGCGTCACCGCACAGAAGCTGGCGGACTACGCCATCGCGCTGATCCAGGAGTCAGTGCCCGTTGCGGGTGTCGGCAGCCACCCGATCGGCATGACCTGGCTGCAGGAGAGCACCGGCCAAGTCTCGATCTGGAACGGCAACAGCTGGATGAAGACAGGGGCCAGCACCCTGTTCAACCGCAACCTGCGTTACTGCGGCACCTACAACCCCGGCACCGGCGTCATCAACGGCGTCACTCAATTCGGCACCGCCGACGGCTTCAAGGTTGGCGACACCATCCCGGCAGCCGATGACAAGCACGCCGGTGTGTACTTCGTCGCCACCACCGGAGGCACCAGCGCTTCGATCGCCGGCGGCGCCACCTTTGACGCCGGTGACTGGCTGCTCTGCCAGGGCACCACCGGCGGCTGGGTTCGCATCGACACCCTGAGCGGCGCCGGTGGTGGCGGGGGCGTCGGTGGCGGCACCGATCACCTCGATGGTCTGCTGGATGTCACGCTCACCAACCCCAAGGCCGGCGACGTTCTGCACTACACCGCCGCTGGCCAGTGGGTGAATGTCGCCTTCACCGACGCGGGTACTTACGCCTAGTCCCTACCTAAGCTGGGTTCACGCCTAGATAGGCGCGTTCTTGGCTAGATAGCCGTGGCTTACCACAAGCACTTACGTAGCTCTGTAGCGGGCAAGCAGCCAACGCCTGCGCAGCTGGAAGAAGGCCAGATCGCGGTCAACTTCAACGCGACCGACCCCTTCCTGACGATCAAGGATTCGGCCGGCGCGGTCCGCCGCATCACCGGCGTCAGCCAAGCCAACACCGCACCAGCGACACCGACGGCTGGGACGCTGTGGCTCGACACCACCCGCCCGGCGTCGCCGACGCTGAAGATCTACGACGGCACCACCTGGCTGGTGGCCGGCAGCAGCGGCGCCCCAGCGAGCACGGTGCAGCCCACCAGCGCGGTCAAAGGCGACCTGTGGGTGGATGTTTCCGGCGCCGCTCCGGTGCTGAAGGTTTACAGCGGCACGACCTGGGCCTCGGTGGATTCAGTGGTGCCCAGCGCCACCACCAGCGCAGCCGGTATCTCTCAGCTGGCCACCGCCGCGGATGTGACCGCCGGCGTCAGCGATCGGGTGGTGACGGCTGACCTGCTGAAGGCCACCAACACCGCCATCACGACCGGCGCCTACACGCTGCCGGCAGCCACCACCACAACGCTGGGCGGCATCAAGGTCGGCACCAACCTGTCGGTGGCAGCGGACGGCACGCTGAGCGCCTCGGTGACTGGGGCGATCACCTACGCCGGGGCGCTCGATGTCACGGTGGCCGCTCCAGCCACCCCCAAGGTGGACGGCCTCTACGTGGTGAGCAAGGCCGGCACCGCTGACGCCAGCTTCGGCTTGGCAACAGGCGCCGCGGTGGCCGCCGGCGACTGGATCCTCTACGACGGCGCCAAGTGGGACCACATCAGCGCGGTTGCAGCGGCCACCACGCCTGACGCCAGCGACACGGTGAAGGGCATCATCCGCATCGCCACCAACACCGAAGCAACCGCCGGCACCGCCACCAACCTGGCGATCACCCCCGCCCAGCTGAAGGTGGTGAACGACGCCATCGCCACAGCAACTGGCGGCGGCATCACCGGCATCACCGGCACCGCTCCGATCACCGCCACCGGCACCGGCGCCACGCGGGCGATCTCCATCAGCGACGCCACCACGGCCGCTGCTGGTGCGATGAGCGCAGCGGACAAGACCAAACTCGACGGTATAGCCACCGGCGCCGAGGTCAACGTCCAGGTGGACTGGAACGAGACCACCACCACAAGCGACGCCTTCATCAAGAACAAGCCCACCATCCCGGCGGCCTACACGCTGCCGGTGGCGAGCACCACGGTGCTGGGCGGCATCAAGAAGGGCACGGGCTACACGATCGCCAGCGACGGCAAGCTCGACATCACCTTCCCCGCTGCGCTGACCTACAAGGGCACCGCCGACCCGACCGCCGCCGCTCCAGCCACACCTGCTGTCGGTGATGTCTGGATCGCCAACAAGACCGGCACCGCTGCCGCCAGCTGGACGGGCCTTACCCCCCGCACGGTGCTGCTCCATGAGCTGCTGGTCTGGGACGGCGCTGAGTGGGCCGGCGCGGGCGTCGGCTCTACTACCGGCGTCACCGGCGTCACGGCAACAGCAGGCACCGGCATCACGGTGGGCGGCACTGCCACAGCTCCCGTGCTCAGCGGCGATGACGCCACCACCACAGCCAAAGGCGTGGTGCAGCTGGCCACGGCGGCGGAGGCTGCAGCTGGGGCGGACACCGCCAAGGCGGTCACCTCCGCCGGCGTCAAGGCAGCCATCGCCGCCCTGGCGGGCTCCGCCGGACCGGCCGCTCCAGCCACACCGACCAAAGGCACGCTCTGGACTGACACCAGCGCCGCCGTGCCGGTGATCAAGGTCTACGACGGCACGGCCTGGCAGAGCTTGGCGGGCCTAGAGAGCCCCACCTTCACTGGCACCCCTGCGGGCCCGACAGCTGCAGCGGGCACCAGCACCACTCAGCTGGCCACCACGGCGTTCGTGCAGGCCGCCAACCTGCTCAGCCGCACCGGCACCACCCTCAGCGCCAAGACACCCGGCGATCTGCTGGCTCCGGCGCTACTGCCGGTTGCCACAACGACAGCGCAGGGCGCCGTGCAACTGGCGGACGCCGCTGCCATCACCGCTGGAACGGCCGGTCGGGTGGTGGATGCCGCGCAGCTCAAATCCTTCACTCCCGCTGATGCCACCACGGCCATCAAAGGCATCGTGCAGCTGGCCACCAGCGCCGAGGCCAAGGCCGGCACCGACACCGCCAAGGCCGTCACGCCCAAGGCGCTGGCGGACGGCTACCTGGCGAAAGACATCTCCACCCTGCCTGCGTTGCCATGAGCAGTGTCCTGCCCACCGACAAGGTGCTGGTTCAACGCGCCGCCACGCTGCACTCTGCCCCTGCTGACATGAGCACCGTCCACGACACTGACCTGCTGTTGATCAACCGCGCAGGAGTTGACTACAAGTGCAGCTTCGCGGACTGGAAGGCAAGTCAGGCCAGCATCAATAAGCCGTCGATCACCACGCCAGCGGCTGGTGCTGTTGACCTGGGCGAGACTCCAACCTTCACCAGCTCAGCGTTCAGCGGGACCGGCACCACTCACGCCAGCAGCGACTGGCAGGTGACGCTGAAGACGGACACTGCCTTCGCCTCGCCCGTGGTGCAGTCGATGGCAGATACGGCACACCTGCTGAGCTGGGATGGTGGACCGCTGCAGCCGAACACCGACTACATCGCCAGGGTCCGGCATAACGGTGGCAGTCTGCAGAGCCCCTGGTCGGATGCGGTGGGGTTCAAGACGAAGGCGGCGTTCATCCCAACTGCAACGCCGGGGCATCTTTACAAGTTCACTGGCCCGACAACGCCTCCAACAGCGATTACGGTGCCGGTGCTAGTGCAGAACGTGGCCGCTTCTTATCAGGATCCGCCGAGCACTTACTTTGCCGTGGGCATTGACGGAAAGCTGTACTCCGGTAATGCCAACACTAACACCATGGCATTGGCTGACCCCAAGTACAGCGACGGATCGCCCATTGCCGACTTCTGGATTGGCTACAACGGCGACCAGTGTTGGGTCACGCTTTACGCGGACGGCTCAATCAGCACGGGCTACGGGCAGACGCATGTGAAGCCTGGCGGGGCGCCTGTTAAGTCGCTGATGAAGATCGGTGGCGTCACACGCATGGTGTTAATCGAGGGTGGCGACGGCAAGCTCTATGTGGTTGGCGCCGCCACTCAGAGGGTGGGCAATTACACCTTGCCCAATACTCAAATCCACGAGATTGTGTTTGGCACGGTCGGTGGCGCCAAGATGACCAAGATCGCTGGTGTCTGGGGATCGTATGACGCCAAGTCGATCCTGCTATTGGGGTCTGATAAGAAGCTCTATTACGTCGGGGACTCAAAGGATGTCGCGTTCCCTGCGGGCGGCACCAACGCAGCTCCCGTGAAATTAACGGGCGCGCCGAACCTCAAGGATTGGCACGACATTTCAACTCTGGGTACGACCTACTCCACTGAGTGGTCAGTGACTGGACTTACGACAGACGGAGAACTGTGGGCTGCAGGAGGTGGCGGGGGTCCTGCCTGTTCAACAGGGGCAACGCCGGTCACGTTTGGTCGCGTTGCCACCGATTGCGTCAGTTGTGGCGTCGGGGCCTACTCAACCGGCAAGTGGTATGTGCTGAAGAAGGACGGATTCGCCTGGGGTGCGGATGCAAGTGTGACTCTGACGAAGTGCAACCTTGGCGTCACGCCCCGCGCCTGGGGTTCGCTTGGCGCACTGCCCGGCGCGTTGAACATCACAGGCTTCGATCCACTGATAATCATCCCGACCTGAGCCATGTACTACTCCGAACAACT